CGAAACAGTATCGTCTCTCTCGTACTGATACAGACGATACATAATATTCAGTGCCGCATTCCTCGCCTTGTCCGAGCTTAGTATCCCATCCATGATTGCGGGCTTATACGAACTGTCCTCGTTCCTCAACCAACCCGCAAGCTTACTGTCCCCGACCTCCTCGACAAGCGTATCCATCGCCGCATTAATTGCTTCTTTCCGATCAATCGACTTCAACCCGGTTTCAACTGGTTTGATCTCACTCAGATTGTGGGAAGATCGCTCCATCATCGCAGTACGATATTCTGTTTCAACAGAGTCTCTGCCGCCGTTCTCATAAATAGGCTTCAGCTTCTTGGCATTCTTGTGCATGAAGCTTTGAAAATCATCAACGCCTTCCCAGTCATAATCGGAATTCTGCGGCTTTTTCTCTACGCCCTTATTCGCGTTCGAGAAGTTCTTCCCGGTTGCCCAACCTCCTGCTCCGCCAAGCGCATTACCGCTCGCATCGAGCGGCACATGCTCGCCATTTTCAAGCGTTATCCAAGAATCTGGATTCTCATCTAATCTAAGCCACAGACGCTCTTTTCCGTCATGCCTGACCCTCTTTTCCAACCAGTCTGGAACCATGACTTCATACTCGCCAGTTGGAACAATGTTCCCCAACGTATCTATCGGGCGGACAGTAATCTCGTGAACCTTCCCGCTATTCCCCGCAAAATGCTGAGCAACCCTTTTGTCAAATGAATACGCGGAAAAAACATCCTCCTTTAATCTTGACTGACCGTTTTCTCCCCTATACATTTTGATAGGAGTAGTCAAAAAGTCTTCAAACGATTTAAATTCCTGATGATCCTCTCCGCCTCTAGCTTTATCTAATGCACTGTATTCTTGATATGCTAAATACGAAAGATTCAGTGCCGCATTTCTTGCCTTTTCAGTCCGAATAACTGCCCGTAATATAGTCGGCTTATACCCGCTATCTGCGCCTCTTGTCCATCCATGTATCAGACTTTCTCTTACATCCTCATACAATTCATCAGATACCGCATCTTGCGTCAACTTAATCCTGTCAAGCTCATCGTCATATTTTGACAAATCTTCCTTTGGCTTTATCTCATGCAGATTCTTCGATGATTCAGCCATTCTCGCAAAAAGAAACTCCTGCTCAACAGCATCAAGCCCGCCTTCTTTGAAAATGGCCTTCGTTTTCTCAACATTAGCTTTCTTTTTGATGAAGTCCTGTACGCTTTCCACACCTTCCCAATCATACTCATCTGAAGGATTCTTCGGTTTAAACATCGGGTCATAATCTTTCCCACCAATATCCCCAAACGACTTCATCTGCCCACCAATAGGATTCTTCTCTTCGTCCAGTGGAATGTGATTCCCATTAACCGTTATCCAAGAATCTGGCGTTTCATCGAATCTCTCGGCAAGCCTTCTCGCCCTTCTTACCATAAATTCGGACACATCTTTTGCCGCATCCCCATGCTTCTCTGCCGCCCTGTCTGCTAACCGCTTGAGCCTACGGTTCTTGAACTCTTCAACAAATCCCATACAACACCTCAAAAAAATACAGCCCGTAGGCTGTACCTTTGAAAATGAATTTTTCTGTTACTTCCGATTAATTACTTCCCCGTTCCAACATATGTACGGGTTCTCCATATCCTCGTACTTTTTAAGCATCCAGATGAACTTATTCTTCTCGTCATTCATCTGCTTCTCGAACAATGCCTTCATTCGATCTGGAGCTTCTTCTTTCATATGCCACTCTGGTTCTGGAACAAAAAACTTACTTTTTACAATACTTGGAGCCGATCTGGTCATTTTCTGATCCCTCTCTTCCGCAGTTCATCATCGACTGCTTGTCCAACCACCATCGCAACTTCCCTTGGTTTTTCGCTTCCAAGATATTCCGCATACGCTTCAGCAAGCCACTCGGAATATTTCCCGGTTATGTTTTCCGCCATTGAATATTTGGAAACCGCCCTCTGGCACTCCTCATCAGTCATGCCTAACTTTTCCATAACAGTCCGCATGACAGAATCGGAAAACGGCTCTTTATCCCCGCCTTTTCTATTCAACCGATTAACCATCTTTTCCAACGAATGCGTCATTTCATGATAGTAAAGATGTTTTGGCGTTGTCCCCTTCGGACTGAACCCGGATTCAATATCAGCGTTATGCGCAATATTCAGCAAAGACGGATTTTTCATATACCGAACATTAAACCCAATATCTCCGCCGTTATCGCAATATCCGTAATCATCACGATCTAACTCATCACTGATAATCAGATTGCCCATTTTCCCTTTCATTTCTGGACATTTCTCACAAAAATCATCGAACGCTTTCCCGATATCTCTGGCAACCTCTATATCCGCGTCCTCCATATAAATTGGCTTTGCCCGCGTTTCAAATCCTCCGCTCGCCAACATTCTAAGCGAAACATCTTCTGGTTTCTTACAATCATCATAGGTCGGAAACTTCGCATGAACAGCCTCGCTAAACTCTTCAATTTCTTTTTGATACTGGTCGTAAGAATCTTGAAGCCTCTTTATTTTCCCCTCTATGTAATCTTTCCCGCCCATACGATGTGCTTCTTTTTCATAAATCCGCTTGTTTTCCTCGGACTCTAACCCCTTCTTTTCAAGCTGATCCAGATATCTCAGATTAACATTTTCTACGCTCAAATCAGTTTCTATATCGCTCATATACGCTCTTGTTCTATAAATATCCCCATTCTGAGTGTATTTTTTGATAATCTGATTCGCTTCCTTCTTGGTCATCTTCTTCCCAAGAGCTTTTGGTTGTCCGCCAATTGCTTTCCCGTTCTCGTCTAATGGAATATGATTCCCGTTAACAGTAATCCAAGAATCAGGTTCCTCATCCATCCGGGTATCAATCCTCGCCTGTCTTCTATTCCTAAAACGACTTATATCATCAGAAGAATCATGTTTCCGCTTCTTTGTCATTAAATCCTCTTTGCTCGGCGGATTCCCAACCACAAGCACTGGAATTTTCTCAATCCCGTTCATGTATGCCGCCACTACTCTATGCCGACCCTCCTGACCATTCGATTGATAATCCAGATACGGCATATCAAACTTCTCGCCGTCCTTCATCTTCTGTGCGTACTCTCTGCACAGCTTATCGTCTATTGCTCGAAGTGTCGTTTCCATCGTCCCTCTCGGAAACACCTCATAAGCACATCGTTCCATATACTCTTTCGGTGACATCTCCGCAATAAACCCTTTTCCGTTACGAATGAATTCATCGCCAAATGAAGTCCCGGTTGTATCCTTCGTGAACCCCTCATAATCATCCGACTCGGATTCTTTTAGTTCTCTCTGCTCGTATGCCTTTAACTGCTTGCTTCGTGCTTTTCTTGTTAATCTGTCTTCAATCTCATTGGATTTCGTAATGTCTCTATCGGCTTCTCGTCTGCGGCTCCAAAGCTCGTCATGCTTTTTACTGTATTCTTCCTTGAGCTTCTTCCCTTTCTCCGTGTACTCGACTGGTCGGCCCCCAATTAAAGACTGATACTCGTCTTCCTCCGTCCACTCTGACTTTGGCTTTGGCTTGCTCTCTTTTTTGATCTCATCCTCGAAACGTTTTATCTCATCACGCACTTCGTCCTGTTCCTTAAAAGCATTCCTCCGCATCTGAATCATCGATTGAAACTCGTCAGTATCCTGATACGAATTCTTCGGAAAGAAATCTTTTACGCTCTTTTCAGAACCGCCGCCCAATGCTTTCTGCTGACCACCGATCGGGTTCTTGTCCTCGTCAAGCGGAATATGGTTCCCGTGTACTGTAATCCAAGAATCTGGCTCAGCATCAAAACGGGCGGCTATTCTCGCCGCCCTTCTATCGCGAAACTGGTTGACTTTATCCTTCAACCCAGTCGATCCCCCATCTGCCAATGACATCTCTGAAATCCTCCAAGTCATGCGGAATGATTGAAAATAGATTATCCTCCGGGTCATACCCGATATGGCTCAACTCATGGAACATCAGTCTCGACAGATGCTCTTCGTCCAGAATGTCCGTATTCGGCGTGTAGAACGTGACGATGAAGTCATACGCCATAAACTGCTTGTACTTCTCTTTCACCTTCTCCGTGTCCGCAAACACATCCTTGCCGTTCGACTTTTTTGCCTGATCCGAATACTGATACGCGATTCTACACCCGGTATCTTTTAGATGCTCGAACTTCTCCTCAGAACTAATCAGTTCTTCAGCGATTCTCCGCAAGTCTTCGCTTCTGTAATAATTCGCCATAACAAATCCTTTCGAGTAAAAAAATAAGAGGCTCAAACCTCTTCTTTAATCGGTATCGGCGGAATGGGGAAACCCATCTCCTTTGCGGTCTCCAACCAGATTCGCTCATTCTCCTCCAGTTCTGCTACCGCCTCTCTCCAAGTCTCCCCCTGTCCGATGCACCCTTCTAAGCTTGCGCTATCCGCAACCCAACACTTATGATCTCCGAACTTCGTTTCCTGTACAAAATACGGATAAACCATCAAGCAATCCTCCGCCTATTCTTTTAAATACTCTCGCCGCTTCGCAAGCACACGCTCCCGCGCAATCTCGTCCAACGGCTTATGCTCCTCTTTCCAAAGCTCCCTCGCATGGTTTAAAGAGAAAAAGTTCATCAAACTGCCCTCGTCAGGATGACTCTCCTGATAGGCATCGCTCCACCATCCGCAGTTATCGCATCTCGAAAACCGCATTTCCCCGCACACCGGGCATTCTGTTCCCTTATACTCGCTCATTTCAAACCTCTCTTCTTCAAACTCGCTTCTGCTTCAGCCTTGTTCTCGTTATAATACTGCAACGCTTTCTTCTCAAAATCGCGGTCTGGCATCAGTGTTCTCTCGTTCGTGTACTTTGCCATGAACCCGGTCAGAATTCTGACCCCGGGATATCCCTTGCAGAATTCATGCGTCTTGGAATCATAACGCACGATATATTCCACTTCTTCTCCCGTATCCGGGTCTACCTCAATTCCGTTGAAACCCCATATCCGATCATCGGTAGGCTTTCTCAGCATCTCCTCCACATGATCGATATACTGCTGTTTCGTCATTCCATCGTAAATCGGCTCTTGGAATGTAAGTATATGTTCCGCGTAATGCTGTCCGCCTCGGTCATCGCCTTTCGGCCCTCTCGCGAACGACTTACAGCTTACGTTCTCCCCGGAACCGCTTATCTCTATGTCTTTCTGCCTCGGGGACTTTACATATCCGCCGTTAACCTTCTCCAACACATGAGGGTTGCCTTTGTCCGCTACGCCCTCTTCGTTAATATGGATTTTGTGGTTATTGTCGGTTGTACGCCAACCCGTGTCCTCTTCCGCATCCATATTAACACATTGCGCTTCTTCGGTCAACTTATTTTTATCGAAATTATATGCTTTCTTTCTCCGTTTGGGTTCCGGGTCTGGTACTTCGCCAATGAATCTGCAAAGTACATCAACCCCGTCCTCAAACGCTTTAAAGCACTGAAGCCCCTTAATCTCCTTAACGCTTCTCCATCTCGGTCTGGTCATCTCGAACTCATCGGTCTTCGGCTCGCCATGATATTCGGTGCAAAGGAACAGGAATGGAGGATCAAACTCGCTCTCCTCATCCTTCTTCCCGCGACCAATGAAAATGAGGTCTTTCGGATACACACCGAACTCCTCGTGCAGTTCCCGTGCCGCCGCCTCTTTCGGGGACTCTCCGTCCTCAATCTTTCCTCCCGGCCCGCACAGCAGTCCATATCCGTTCTCGCTCTTGCGAACGCCCGTTAGAATCTTGCCGTCCTTAACTACGACAACCCCGACCCCGCATGGTGCGCCGTCTTTCTGAAACCGCTTTACTGTCTCGGCCTTAATTTCCCCCTGTGGTGCAGGAGCTTCTGGAGCATCTGGCGTTTGATCTTGAGGAAGTCTAGTTGCGTCAGGCGCATCAGGCATCGCATTTCCGCCCTTCGGTTTCCCGCCCGGTCTTCCCTTCGGCTTTCCTTCTGGAAGTCCCTTCGGTTTCTCAACTTCAGCTTCGCCTCCGTTTGATAATGCGCCCTCTTCTGTCGGTGCGCCGCCTCCCATCAGTGCCGCCATCGGATTCTCTCCGCCTTCGGCTCCCTGTTCTCCTTGCGGCTGTTCGCCATACTTCGGCATCCCGTCCGGGAACAGTTCTTTCTCTTCCTCATCGTCAAGCATCGTCTCAACATCGAACGTGTCTTTCTTAGACAACGCCCTTCTAACTTCTGCCGCCGTCATCGCGTTCATGCTGACATACATCTGCGCCGCTTGCGCTCTTGCGGTCTGTGTCGCAATCTTGGCCTGTTCAAGCTGTTCCTTCTCCATGTCGGACATCGACCATAGCGGATTGAATTCCACATCAATCCTCGGAACCTTCTCGACTTCTCCATTCGTAACACCCGCTTGGAAAATAATCCCCAACAGATACCGCAGATTGCTTCTCAGCATCCGCTTCTGGATTCTCTGTACATAGTTGTAATAGTTCTCAAAATCGGACTCACCCGTTGCGCTCATTCCTGCCGGGGAACGCCCAAACAGAATTGTCTGCGGAATGTTCGTCAACGCCGACAGATAGTTGCAAGTTGAATCGATAACCTCTGATACCCCGGTGAACGAGAACTGCCTGAAACTGTAATCCTCGCCTTCGGAATCAATCGTGATCGTGTTCATCATTCCACGGGCAAGATCAATTGCCTCCAAACGCCGCAAAACTTGGCTCTCGCCGTCTTCCGTTGACAGAAGAAGCGATAGGTCTTTCATGCTGTAAACAGCCTGTACAGCACGGTCTAGGAGCTTGGTAGCCGAACCCGCCGCAACTTCCGCATCCCGAATTGCCTTATTGATTCGGATATACTCTGGCATGCCCCAAAGCTGATAAATGCTCGTTGACGCATTCTCTGGAAGCACACCATTCTGGAATATCAGACATCTGCTCTCGTGAACCGTGAACGAACCGTAACGGCTATTAATCATGTAATGCTCTGGCATCCCCAACCGACTGCCTCTGGTCTTGAACGGATCAGTGCCTTCATACGAATACATGCTCTCGTACTCCGGGACAATCAGCGAACGATCATACAGCCGCATATCATCGATGGACTCGATATGCTTCCAGTCCAACGGCTCTTCGATCCCTCTCCCGTCATTTACGAGCAGAACAATAATCGAACCGCCGAACAGCCTCGCCCACTTAATCGCATCAATCGCGGTCTCTTCCCAGTTCAACTCGTCCAAGGAACGCTCGACAAACAGATTCAGCTTCTCATCATCGATGTTCTTCATCTTGAACCCGGTTCTCAACGCTTCTTCTGCGGGCGCATCGATAATTCTTGAAAATAGCCCGTTCCCCTCATAGAACCGTTCCAGAAGCTCGTCTGGCACATCGGCATCCCGCTCGAAAACATAATGTTCCGATGTATCCTGACTCGTTCCATACTTATTCAGCATGTTGACATATCCGTCTTGATGGAACGCCTTCGGCGGAATATACTGCACCTTCGCCCCGGTCAATTCACCAATAACCTTTTCATACCGCCTGTTGCGGTCTCTCATATCGACCATACCAATTCCTCCAAAATATAAGAAAAGCACCTCCCGGTGCTTCCGCTTTCAACGCCCAAAAGAGGGAGCCGTTAAGCCCCCTCTTCAATCTTGAATTTCTTTATCGCTTTTGCCGCCTTGCTTCCGACTCCCTCGTCATCCGTAACATAAGAAATCGTCAGCTTAGTCCTGCTCTTCCCTCGCCCTACCCAAAGCGGGCTTGGAAGCACTTCAATCTTCAGCATCTCACTGTCAATAATCGTGAAAACTTCAGCATGGTCTAATTCGTATCCACCATCATACTCTGGCGCATCATTCTGCTCTTTCGCCCACTTTGAAAAATCTTCTGCGCTCTCGAAAGACTTCCCCGCCACGCTCGCATCACTTGCGTCATGCAGTTCGACCACCAAAATCGAATCAAGCTCGCCCATCTTGGAAAGAAGCGTTACTGCATTCCAACAATCTTGCAGTGAAATCTTTCCTTCCCAGTCAAACCAATACCGGGTCAGTCCATTTTCTGCATCCTTTTTACCCCATTTCATACCATCAACCTCCAAGGCAATTATACCATGCTTTCAAGTAAAATGCCACATTGTGGCGTAAGTTTTTCTATATTTTTATCGTTTGAACCGTTTCTTTGTGCCATCATCGAATTCAAGAACGATATCATTAATTCCTTCCATCCTCGATACGGTCTTATCCCACAGATCGGTGTACGCTCTCTTGGCCTGACCATCCAGTTCGTCCCAGTTCTTGACTCCGCTCATCTTGAGTTTCATGCCACGGGGAACGCCATTAATCGTGTTCAACTCTCCGAGACGCTCTGCCAATGCTTCAGCAGTGCTGTACGGGACATCATTTCCGTTCCGTAACGTTACAACCTCTCTCAGCGTACTGTCACTCTTTCGGAAATCCGTATCGACTTTAACCATGTTGCGCTCACCAAGCACAACGCCTTTGCTGAACGCATGCCCGACCACTTTCGACATCTTCGGATCATCATCGCTCAGCACATGCCGACCGTCTTTATCCGTGATACTGATCGTAGACTGAGCAATCTCTTCTTCCTTACTCTTGCATCCACGAGGAGGCATCTTATCAATCTTATACTCTCCGCCCGTCTGCGACTTCAGCGGAATGTTCGCTTCCCGGTTCGCATCTCCGAGCCTCAACGCCGCAGTCCCGGTTGCCATCTCAGCAATATTGTCCTTATTCGGTTTTCCGCCCTTGAACACATCATCTCGATTGAAAATGATCTTCTTATCTGGATGACTGTCGTTGTACTCCTTCACGTTGCTCTCGATCTTCTCAAGCGCAAGCTCCCAGTCTTCCGGGTCTGCAAGATCACGAACACCAGACATGCTCTTGGTATGCGCAAGCGCAAGCAGTGCCGCCTTGCTCGGATTCACACCCATGTCTTCCAGTTCCTTGGAATGCTCAAGCACATGAATCGCCGAATTCGCCGCATGCTCCCTTCTGAGCTTGTCTCCGTTCGGATAATCCTTATCCCCACCATCCATGCCTGTATCATGGAACTGCGCGGTCACAAGAAGCAGTTTTCTGTCAACCTTGGTAGTCGGAAGCGCATAACTGCTCGGAATTCTGTCAAGCACATCAGCGGCTTGATTCGTCTTCTCAATCACTTGGTCAACATGATCCTGCCCGTGACTCGTATATGTCCAAAGGCTCGAATTCTTCTCTTCATTCGCGATATCAGTCGCATGATCGTAATGGCTCTTTGTTGCTTTCTTCGCGCCTCTGATAAACTTCTGCGTCTCTGCGTGGGTGTAGCCTTTCGCCGTAACCGTCTTGCGGCTCGCCGTAGCTCCGTTTCCTACCTTGTTCTTGGCAGTCTTTCCAATCCCACCTTCCTTACGAATAGCTTCCCAGACTTCCTGCGGCTCCATGCCTTCCGTATCAATCCCCATGCCTTTGGCAATTCCATAGGCAAGTCTCGCACTGGCATCAAACCGGGCATCTGACGAATCCATTCGCATACCGCGCCTTGCAAGCCTCTCCGCTCTTTTAAGCATGTAGACTGCAATCTTCTTCGCCTCGCTGTATGTCATAGCTGTTCACCACCAGATTATTTTCAATAACACGAAAAAGGGATACCGCATCCGCGATACCCCTTTAAACTCTACCGAAATTCTACTTATTCTTCCTCTTCTTCTTCGCCCTCGTATGGCTCCCACATATCATCGTCCGCCATATCCCACTTATGCGCCAAATCTAACGCCTTACGAACCTTCTCCGTAATTGCGTTCTTGCCGCTTCCGCCGAAATGCTCATTCAGTTCCTCAACAGACTTCTCAAAGAAATCTTCTGGATAATCTACTTTCGGTTCATCCGGGTCTTCCGGGGAAAATGTCCTCCAGATCGTTTCATAAACCTTGTACTCATCCGAGTCTGGCCCGCCGAGCGCATCCAGTGCCTCGTCCCATTCCTTGTCAAGCTTCTCAGTAAGCTTTTCTAGGTCTTCATTCGCATCGAATCTGTGCATCCTGCTATCCCCCGTTATTTTTTCTTTTTTGGACTTCCCGGCTTTTTCGGATACCGCTTGGTTGTCCCTTTAAACGTTTTAGAAATCGCGGTCTTGGTTCCGCTTACATTCGCAACCTGACGCTCATGCGCAGTCTTTCCGCGTCCTTTCGGCTCTTTCAGAATATTGCGGGAGGAATTCGGATCATACTTGCCCGCCGCTTTAATATCCCGGACGCTCTTCCGCTTCATGTTAATCTTAGCATTGTGCGCCTTCTGCTTGTTTACTCTGTTCTGAGCCTTCGCAATCTTACTTGCATCTCCGCTTGCCTTTGCCGCACTTAGGCCCTTATTCGCCGCCGCCATCTTCTTCTGAGCCGCTACACGAATCTTCGCCCTAGAAGTAAATCCGCCCTGTTTGCCGCCCTTCGTGAAACGGAACGCTCCGCCGCCACCCGGTGAAGAACCTCCGCGCAGTCCCTCTCTTCCTACATGACCCCAGTTCCCGGAGGAAGATGTACCATAGTCCTCGCGATCTGGCTTGTCGCATCCGCGAGCATCAAGCCGCATCGCTCTGCGTTTCCTGAACGCCTCTACCGCTTTGCGATCTACCTTCATACTGTTTACTCTCCTATATAATAACACTGTGTGTTAATAATTGCAAGAATTATTTCCGCCGCATTTTGTCGAATGCCAATTCATATCCAAACGGATCACCCTTCTTGGGATTTCTGATAGAACCGTAAATATTAAAATCTCCGATCTTGCCCATGTATCCGCCGATATGGTCATCCGTTATTCTTGCCCAGATCATATCGCCTTTCAATGCCGCCTCATTGATATTGCGCATCGGAATCTCGACATATACATTCCCGCCAATCGTCTCTGTCTTCAGTCCCAGACTGTCACATTCCTTCTTGGCACTGCTTACCGTTTCCTTTGTTGCCGACTTATTTCTGAACGATATGCTCGGATTCTTCCCTTTCGTATTGCAATAGATATTGTAAAGGTCTTTCAGGCCAATCCCTTCATAGTCCTTGTCGTTATAGTCCGCATACTGTTCAATGTAATGCCCGTCAAACTTATCGCCGTGCTTCTCGAACACATACTTGTTCTCTGTGACCCCATATATCCCTCTGTCCTCTATCTCGATTCGAGTCCCGTCCGGGATTTCTCGCATCTGCTTGTTGAACGCCCTCTTTAGTCTGGTCGAAAGCTTTTTAACTGTATACTCACTCCCAGAATCCTTAAAGTTTTCAAGCATTGATCTGGCATACTCGATCTTTCTCGCACGATCATACTTCTCGCCTTCCTGCAACCTATCGGAAACAGGTTTTGCTCCGCCAGTCTTTGCCGTCCCGGACTTCTGACCGATATTACCCTTGGTTATCTCCCCGGTCTCGGTCTCCAGTGCGTAATGCTTACCCCGATCTGTCGTGCGCCAAATCTCTTCGTCAAACCTTGTAGCCAACCTTCTGGCTCTCCGCTTTCTATATCTTTCTACCGCATCCATACCCATCACCTAAATTAAATTCTTTAATGAAAATGCCGCTTCCGCGATCTCGTTGAACGCATCCGAACTGGCATCAACCATGTCATCGTGTGCAGACTCCGGGAACGACTCCAACTGAGAGAAATACGACTCATTCCACGACCCAACCATGACATTCACATTCCCGTTCTGCCACTGTGCCGCAAACGGCATCGCCCTGTTCTCCTTGCTCCCGGTTACGGGAACCGCCCTCACCGAAAACCCGGACAGCTTTTTCACGAACGAATGCGCCACAATCTTTCCTGCCGCTCCGGGGTCTTGCGGGATTCTGATCTTGCACTTCATCCCATATTTCGATCTGTCGGACATCGCAGTATTGATAATGAGCTTCTCGACCTCGCCCGCCTTGATCCGCATGTTAATAACATCCAACACGACAAACGTTCCGTCTTTCCGCTTCCCAATCAGCACCCCGGAAGTATAGTCCGGGTTCCCGTCCTTCTTGTCTTCGGTTGCCGCAATATCCCAACCTCTGCACACACTAACAAGGTCTGCGGGAATCATGTCTGTCATCTCGACTTGCGTACGCTTGAAATACTTTCCTGCTGACGGTTTGATCTTCCAGTTACCGTTTAACAGCCGCTCCCTCTCTACTTCTGGTAGAGCTTTCAGGTTCGCCAGATACTGAGGGTTAACCTTCAACAACTCTTGGTTGTCATAGATGGATGATCCGATAAACGTTACCGACTTCGGCTCCGCTTTCTCCTCATCCGTTACCAGATTAAACTTCTCCCAAAGTTCCTCACGCTTGAAAGCCCATGTGATCTCATCGCCTCTGCGGATAAAATACCGAATCTTCCCGCTCCGCTCTGGTATCGGATATCCCGTGTCCTGATCGATCCACCACGCTATAAACTCCGCAACCCAACTGTCCGCGTCCGGGTTGCACGTTGCACGGACAAAAGGCTTAATCCCACACTTCGATCTGTTACGGGAAAGCATGTAGAAAAATTGATACTTTGTGAAATGTGTAAGCTCGTCATACTCGATACAGCAAATCTGACTTCCTTGGTAGTTATGCACCTCGACATCACGTTCGATATGACGGAAAGAAACTTTTGATAATACTTCTCCACTGGAATTCGAGAAAGTCCAAGCAGAGTCTCCCTTGTGGACGGACGCTCCCGTGATCGGGGCGTACATGCTCAACGCTTCATCCCACAGTCCACCCGCACTGAATATCTGGTTTGCGTTATGACGGAAAATAACGCAGTTGAACCCTCTTACATTCTTGAACCTCAGAGGAACCAACAGTTCCGCAAATGTCTTTCCAGAACCCGCGCTTCCCCCAAATATGCATATATCTGCGGCTGTTGCTAAAAACCTCTCCTGCGGGCCTTTCTGCGGCTTCAGTATCACTTGTGGCACTTATGATCCCGCCCTTCACTTGGAAGGTTCCGCTTCCGCTTCTTCTTCACTCTCGATTTCTGGTAGATATATCACGACCGAGCCTTCATCGTCCCCGGAAGTCAAATCCATCCCCTTCCCGCCGTTTATTTCCATCATCTTGATCCGGGCTTTGCTCTCAAGGTTCTTCCGATCTTCCTCTGCGTTCCTTCTCTTCTCTTCACCCGTATATCCACCAAGGGTCAGAAGAAGCTCCATCGCTTTCAGGCTTCCTCTGTTCCCCAACTTATACAACCGATTCAACAGGACATTCAGATTAATGCACTGCCCATCCTCATATCCCATCTCTTTCAGAAACTCTTTATCCGAACCGACCGCAGTCTTTTTCAACAGCCCGTCAACAAAATCCTCAATCGCGATATTCTGTTCCAGATACTCTTTCTTCTTCTTCTTGACTTCCTGCGACTTTTTATTCCCCTTCTGGGAAATCTCCTTCCGCTCTTCCTTCGTTCGGTCTGCAAAGGTCTTCTTGTTTTCACTGCTTTTTTTCTTCGCCATTTTGCAACATCTCCCAAATAAAAAAGAGCATCTTCCGATGCCCTAATGTTTGATAATGACCATCCCTTACGATGCCCGGGAATACCTCGCGTAGCTCACAGCCTCTCCGTACCGATTCTTGGTACTCTCCCTCACGGAATCAATCTGAACTCCGTCTCTCCGAAGCTCGCTCACTCTCGCCGCAAGCCTCGTGATCCCGTACTCATTAAACGCTTCCATCGAAGTGATGCTTCCGTAATCATCGATGTGCCGTAAAACTCTTTCTTTCTGCGTCATTTTTCTACCACTCCTCTCCATATTTCCCCATTTTGCAAATCAGGATCATAAACATCCCGTTTTCGCCTTGCTAACCTCTTGCTGTTTGCAAGAAATCAGCACCCCTTTTCAGACTGGTTATTCCGTTAACATCATGAGATTGTAAGCGCACCCGTTAACGCCGCCATTCATCATGGTCTCGTATGTTGCCCAACCATGATCTACGGCATACAGATTATTCTCGTACTCGTCCCGGACTGTGCCTTTCTTCTCTTCCTTCAGATAGAAGTCGTTATAGTCCTTATCCGAACAAAGCTCCCGATACCTCTTCCGAACAGCAGATTCAAACTCTTCGTATGTTGGCTTGTTCATCTTACTCTCCTGTCCCTCTCGGCTTTTGCCGCACCATAATCCTTGGACGGTTTCACCGAATCAACGAAATCTCTCCAGTTTTCTGTAGCCTTGACATTACCTTTCCCGACATACTTATAGAATATAACAGGCTCCCGGTTATCCCGCGACTCATTCCAGTCTCCGGGCTTGTACTCGTCATCCCACTCGCACCAACTGATCGGTTCAAATCCGCATCTGACATAGAATCCGTGATTCCCCGAATAGCTGTCCAGTTTCTTCCCGCCGTGCTTCACCGCAAAATCCAGAATCTGCTTCCCTCTCGTCTCTCCGCCTTTCTTCCCGGCTATAGCACATGCGCTTATAATGTCACCTTCCCGATCGACCGCAACCGTTGCACCGTCCTTTGCAGTATAGAACTTAGCCCCGGGATGATCCTCGTCATACTCCTTCTGAGTAGCAAGACTCACCCTCCATGCGTCCTCCGGGTCTGTCATCTTCTTCGCCTGTTTCAATGCCCCGATAAACTGCCGAACCTTCACTTCCTTCGGTTTCACTACCTTCGCCTTCGGAACACTTCCTTCTGCACCCTCGGAACGCTTCTCATTGAACAGAGCTATCGCCTCATCTGTAGACATGCCCTTCGTATCAACGCCGTTTCCGCGCAACCATCCGAATACATAGGTTATGAACCCACCATCGAACCGAGCCGAAACCCGTTTAGCTCTCCGCCTTCTGAACCGTTCAATATCCGTCATCGGGATCAACCTCATTGTAACAATTAAGCGGAGCAACCCATATAGCCGCTCCGCTCAACGTACAGCATACAACGGCTTCCGACTGACATTCAATGACAGTCAAACCCTTATTTGAGGGCCTCTTTGAACCCCTTGTACACGTTAAACCTTACGGTCTTGTATGCGGGACACTGAATCTCTTCTCCAGTCCTCGGGTTTCTCTGCTTCCTGCCCGCACGTTCCACAACCTTCAGCGTACCAAGGTTATTCAGCTTGGCATCTCCATCCTCCAGAAGCGCATCCTGAATCACGCCAATCATCATAGCTACATCAATCGCGGCTTCCTTCTTGTTCTTACCGTACTTTACGGCATACCTCTCTGTAAGTGTCATTTACCTATTCTCCTTTTCTTATTTTTCTCCTCACGGAGTTATTCGACTCTGTAAATCGTTACCCACTTAGAATCCTGAAAGGTCAATATTCCACTTCCGCCTTCTCGGGTCATATAAATCGCATCGGTCAGGTTCACATCTATTCCTTGCCAGTACCCTTCCGCCTGACTTCTGACTTTATTTAAGTTATCCCGTGCAGTCTGCCTGTTTCTATCGCTTATCCTCCCACGGTTGAACTCTCCTCGTTGCTTGCATACCTCCAGTAAATCGCTCGGAAACGGGTTCCCGTAATGCGCCCGGTTCCATATCAACTGCGTTATGCATAACTTCTCTACCGCCGTCCTCGGCCCGTTCGCCCCGGTCTCAGCCCAATAAATCTGTGCCAGTACATCAATCAACTCCGAGTCCCACTCATATTCCTGTAAAGGCTGTATTTTTCGCTGAACCGGGACAAGTGCCATCTTCTCCACTGGTTCTATGTAAAACACTTGAACCACTTCCCCGTTGTCTGTCATGACCACATCGTCATAATCAGCAGACACTGGAGCCGAAATCAGAATCGCCATCAGAACAGCCAACAACAGCATCAGTATTACAAGCCTCTTCATAATCCGCTTACTCCCCCTTCATAAGCTTTTGCCGTTCTCGTTCCGAAGCATCGAGCAAGTCTATAACCCTTGCCAATCTCCGCTGTGACTCTTCGTACTCAAGCTTTAGCTTGGTGTACTCCTTCTCCTTCGCTTCGTACTTCTTATCCTTCTCCTCCAACCAACCCATCCACTGTTCCCGGTCAGCGTCCGCCCGTTTCTGCGTTCTGGTCATATACTCGTTTTTAATCCGCTTTCGCTCTTCCCGCTTGTTTTCCAACCACATCGCCGCAATATTTGCCGAGAACACGCATATAATCACGACCATAATGAACAGCACTGAAATCGAAACCACCAACAGCCTGTCCGTCAACGTGTACATCCGTTACCTCCGCTCTCTTGTAATGGCTCCGTATACTTTCCCGTTTGGCAAACGCAAGTCAAAAATTACTTATATCCTCCAAGACTCGCCGTTGCATTATGCAGTCTATCGTCTAGCAACTTCTGAATCTTCTCGAACGCATCATCCGCTCCATAGCAGTCATGGCATCCAACAGTAATATACCAACCAAAATTCCTTCTCCCGACCTTCCTGCGGTCAACCTTCACAGTCGTTGCGAATCCACCGCAGTATGTCAGTCGGTACTCGTACCCGTTAATTACGAACCTCTTCCCATTCAGCGCACGAACCCTCTTGTCCTGCGTCCCAAGAATTGCCCTCGCAGTCTGAATCGTCATACCGTTACCTCCTCACGCAACTTCTTTCGGCGGCTGAGTCCCGACCGGGACAACCTGAGACGCACCGAAAAACCGGGCCTTATAGGTCGCGCCCGCGCCCTTGGAACCCCAAATCAGTTCCGCGCCGAACATGGCCTTGCTTCCATGAAGCACCTCGAACCCTGACTCGTACCACTCGTGCCAAGTCTTGGTCTCCTCGGTCACGCCCGCCGCCGCTTTCGCCTCCGCAATCCGAGCCGCATTCACAGGGGCGGCTTTCTCGGAAATCCACGCACGAAGAAGTGCTTCGGCAAACGAAATCTCGCCCGCGCCCTTGCGGAAGTTACCCCACGCACGGAGCATCACACGCCGCATCATCTCACTCTTCATCTCGTTACCTCCTCTCGCGGGGTGCGGTCATTCACCCCACAACAGTATCTTATCACAATGTGTAGAGAATTGCAACATATATCTGCCCGTTTAAATAATATATTTTCCCGTTTTGCAATCTCAGCCCATCATAATGTCTTCCAGTGTTTCCACATCAAAATATGTGTACTTCCGAAACGGCTTTCCAAACGGCGGTCTCTGCCGGGAGGAAACGCAATACGCCTCATGCTCCTCTCCTCGGTAATCCTTCACCTTGCAAGTTCCCTTCAGCACACGCATTTCACTCTCGCGCTCCCCGAAGAACTTCAGCGTCTGCGGGTCAAACCAATGCCCGCTCGGGTTCTTCTGGTAATACAAACGTTTGAACTGCCAAATCTCCATACTGTTACCTCCTCACAGAATTATCTCAATCCCAGTCCGCGCAAAGCTCCGCTTCCCCGGCTCATTCTTTGCAGTCAGAATCTGAACCAACTCCCCAAGCTTGCAACCTTCCAGAACAAAATCGTCCAGTCTGTCAAGCGTGTTCACATCCGAATGCGTCAGCACAAAACTGTCGAACCCGGCCTTTCTCAGCGCACCGACAAACTTCGGAACAAAATGCGACCCGACATCCTCGTCAAGAATAACCGTGTCCGCTCCAATATCGGCAGACCACTCGTATGCCTCCATAGCAAGAATCTCTCCGCTATAGTACGGACTCTTCGGCTCCGGGTTGTTTTCCATCCAAGTATCAATTGCCAGTCTCCTCGCGCACCCGTCTGCGCGAACCAAACCAGTTTCTTTATCGAATTTCTCGTTCAGAACCTTGTTCAGCTTTTCCCTCCACTCCGTATCCTTCTTGCGGTATGAATCGTACTTCTTCCGCATCTTGTCGAAATACTCAGAATACATCACGCAACCTCCTTCCATACAGCCTCGTCCAGTTCCCGGGAGAACTCTCCCATCATTTCCTCGAACTCCTGCTCGCAGTTCGGAATCTCCTTGCCGTTCCCGTTGAACAGGCAAGTCCCCCATTCGCCCTCAATGGCGTAGTACGGGCAACCATTGCAACTCATATCAGCACCTCCTCACGCCCACTTCAGACCGTACTCTTCATACTCCTCGTACTTGCCCGGTGTAGCGGCCTCAATCTCGCGCTCCGCCTCCAGAACGTAGTTAATGCCTTCCTGAATCTCCCACTTCGTGGCCTCACGGACGCTGTACTCACGCTCTTCTGGAATCCACTCACCCTCCGCGCCGTACCCACGGAACACAACCCGACCAGTCGGTGTCCAACCGAACATCCTCTCGGACTCGAAGTTCCACTGCTCAATCTCGGCATTCTCCTCCGGGGAAGAATAGGAATAATAAACGCTGTTGTAACCAATCTCGCCATTGCGGGTGAACTCGAACTGCCACCCATGCATCAGGCCCGGGAGAACCCCGAAAAACTCCTCGTTCGGAATCTTGTTCTTGAAAGAAAGCTCAGAAGCAGAAACAGAAATCACCTCAAACTTCTTCATCAGCGAACCTCCTAAAAACCAGAATTCCCACGGGGTTCATCCGCCCCGCACCATTATGGTATCACATTGCGCTACAGAATGCAATAAGAAAAATAATATATTTTGCTGTTTGGGGAAATTTTCCCTTGCGGGATAGAAGTGCTTCATCTACAATAACGTTACAAGGCTCTTCAAAACTGAATATCGTGGTGAACACGAGAAACCGCACCGACTTGGAATTCATCGGTGCGGTCTTCTTTTATAGGGAAACCGTTGTACTATACATGGGCCGTAACACCAGAAAAGAAAGGAGGTTATCAATGACTGTTGTCTTGTGGTTTCCCTATATCTGAAGGATCGTTCTGACCCTTATCTACAATCTTCTTGTATCTTCTGATCCGTTTCTGACGCTCTTTAATGTCTCTGCTGACTTCCTTGTACCACTTGATCTTCTCATCATCGCTTTCCGCAAAATACCTTGCCAAATGGTACAATGCATATCCGTGTTCCCGGTATACCTGACGCAGATAACTTTCCGCGTGATCCGTATAATCATCCCGGTTCGCATACAGAAGCTCCGAAATCTTGTCCCAATGCTCTCCGTCTATATACCGCATCCGAATCACGGCACGTTCGTTCGCCGATCGAATCTGTCCAAGTACATACTCGAGCCGATCGCGCATCAGCTTTTGTTCTTCCGCCCCGTGACCGATGCTCTCTTCCAACTCAATCTTCAGCGAAACCAAGTCCGCAAGTCTGTCTCCCTGTATGCTCGGTGCTTTCGGCATATCTGTTATCGTCATAGCACCGACCCCGACCATCCGAACTTCCAGTCGTTCCAGACGCTCATTCTGACAGAACAGTTCTCTTGACTTCTCACGATAAGTGATAAGCCATTCCTTTACCGTGTTGGTATCATACAACGGCTCGCTTTTCATTGCCTGAAATCAGACTCCGGGGTTCGGTTTCTCCACATCGGTTCCCCGTCCTTGATTTTCATGATGTTATGCATCGATACCGCGATACCCTTGCGCCCTTTGTTGTAAGCGTAGAACGAAAGACTAACCTTCGCATATATGCCGCTGTACACAAGTGAATGATCTGTAATCGGCTTAAAATCCTTATCAACAATCCCCGGGGCAATTGTCGTGCTTGCTCTGAAAAACACACAGCCTTCAAACTTTGTTGATCCGTAGCTCTCCTCGTCTCCGTCCTTCAGCGGAATCTCGATATCCGACAGTGCGGGAACGTTGCCATCATCGTCCTTCAGCCGCTCGCGCCCTTCCGCATATGCGGCTTCAACCGCTCTGTTCAGCGTCCCGATCATCTCCTCGTTTTCCTTCGGAATAATGATAATCGCGCTGTACTTCGCCTCTCCGCCCATTACAACCTTGGGTTTCCACGCATGAAGATACGCTAATCGTGTATCTTCCCCGGTAATCACGAAACTTTCCGTTCTCTCCTTCATGTGGTCATGATCCTCCTCGGCTCTCACAAGCCTGACCAATGGATACTCGATTCTCCGAAAATCATAGCACGTTGTGTTTTATTAATGCAAGATTACACAAGATATAGTTTACCATTTGGAAATATCTTTAAATAAAAAAGCCCGTCCGGGTTCAGCTACAACCCGGGCGGCACAAAACGGAGATTGTTCATGAAAAAGCTACTTCTATTAGAATATAGCTCAAAACGGAATATCGTTCAAGTCTATATTTACCATGTCATCCATAGCCGCTTTCTCTATTTCCCGTTTAGCAAAACTGTCGTTCTTCTGTGCGAGAGCATCGCTGTCTTTCTTATTGTCGCAGAAATGAACCTTCTCGGCGTATATCTCATGTACATTCTTCTCGATACCGTCCTTGTTGGTAAACTTCCGCGACTGAATGCGCCCCTCCAGAAGCACCATCTTACCCTTGCCGAAATACCGACACAGAAAATCTGCTGTCGGCCCGAACGCAACGCAGTCCACAAAATCCGTTACGCGGTCTCCGTTATCGTCCTTGTAGTCCCTGTCGCATGCGATTGAAAATCCAACCGTGCTTTTCCCGTTCGGCATCGACCTCGGTGTAAGGTCTTTCGTCAGTCTTCCTTGAATTACGATTTTGTTAAGCATTTTGTTCTTCCTCCTTCGTTACCTTCTTCTGCTTTAACTTATATATTCGACAGAGTGTTTTGTCCAGTTTCACTCCTCCGTCCAGATGATACTTGTCGTTAAACGACATCCTCCCGATGTTATGCGCTTCCATGTGATGTTCTCTGCACAGCGGAAGCACCTCCATCCCCTCATGAATAATTTCCTCTCGATCCCGGCCCGCTCCGATCGCATGGACATGGTGCAAATCTGCGGGCTTCCCGCAAATACAGCACTTCTTGTTAATCAGGCACGAGTAAACATAATCCGCTACATCATCGACATACTCCAACATCGGTCTTTTGGTCGGAATATCCCACTCCACGATAAACCGCACAATATATCTCTGAAACGCACACACCAAACTCATCGATGCATTTGACAAACTGAAAATCTTATCGTATGTCTCCTGCATATCGTCAGACATAAATTTCAGCTTCATATACTGCTTGGTGAGATCAATGCTGTTCCCGGTATAATCCGCAATCTCCCGAAGCATCGCATAACATGCCGCCCGTTGCTTGTCGGATAACGGTCTGGAATCAATCATCTGCACCAGACAATCCTTGTACGAACGTTTCAAAAGCGTGTAAATGTCATCGTAATGCGCCTTGATCGTTACCTCGCCAGTATACTCGTTAAAATCCACAATCTGTCCTTTTACAACATCAACAGGGCTTTTCATCTCTCCACTCGCGCACTCCAACAATAATTCTCGGCTCTTCCCCGTAATACTTCTCTATACTGCACCGCACAATCTGCGAATCATCGTCATAGGCGATTTTATTCAGAGAATCAGCCACAATTTTTAAAATATTGTCCGTATCGGGTTTCCGTATCGGTCGGATCACCCCTTGCCGCATCAGCTTCTGCTTCTTCAGGCTCGCGCTCTTCGGAATCGAATAATACGCAAACACCTCCAGTTCCACTGGTATCGGTTTCGGAATCATCGAACTCCCGCACTGCCGCTCAAACTCCAACTTAATCAGATTCTCATACAGAACAGTCTTCTGCGGCGTGAACGCATATCCGCTCTTGGTTACAATCGGTCTTGCCTTCCCTGTCGGTTCTCCCGGAACTGTGAATGTAGCCATACATCAATCCTCGTATTCGTAAGCAACCAATTCAAGCCGGGGCTTGGTGGAGTAAAACTTGTCAACCTGAAGCGATACGATCTGATCCTCATCAATCCCGGAACGCCGTACTGCCTGATATCCCCAGTCTCCGATATCCGAAACGGACATGATTGAAAATGGTCTATTCTCTCCCGCAAGCATCATATCCTTCAGTTCCCGCATCGTCCCGGTCGGGGTCGGATAGTACGCATACACCGCAAGCAGTGTCTGCTTATTAATCTCCCCGCACTTCTCCTCCATGTTCGGATAAAACTCTCTTTCTATGATTTCATCTGGGTTTCCAAGTATCTCCGCCAATTCGACTTTGACCATCAATCCTCCTCCAACAGCTTCTTCGCGGTCATATATCGCTCCGCTGTTGCTTTCCGCCTATATCCTTTCCCTGTACACTTCACCGGGAAACTGCACATCTCAAGCACCCGGCTGTATATCCTGCTCATCTGCATATCCCCGTTGGTATTTTTCATCTCGTCCAACGTTAAGTTAGTCGTAACAATCAACGGCTTGCATGCGCGGTATCTTGAATCGATAATCGAATACAGCCGCTCAAGCGAATACTCCGTCAATCTCTCGGTTCCTACATCATCCAGTATCAAAAGCCTCGCCTTGTTAATCCTTCCGAGAACTTCCGTCTCGCCCAACTCGCTGTTAAAAATCATGTCCGTCAGTCGGATACACGAAGTCATCACGGTTCTGACTCCCTTGTCAATCAGAGCATTTGCGATGCATGCCGCCAAATGGCTCTTCCCGGTTCCGGGTTCCCCGTAGAACAGCAGTCCCTGATTGATCTCTTCCATCTTTTCCCATTTGTCTACATATCTCCGGGCAATCTGGAACGCTTTCTCGTTATCCGAATTGATCTCTGAATTCTCGAATGTAGCGTCCATCAACCGCTTATCCATCAATGCCGCTTCCCGCATGCGCTCCGCTCTGTACTTCGCCTCTCTAATTGCCTCTTCTCTCTCGGCCTTCTCCAGTGCCTCACGCTCGCAGTCGCACATCTTGCCCCATACAATATCTACAGGCTCCCCGTCAAACGTATATGTCGTTACGCTCTCTTTCGGTTTCCCGCATACACCGCATATCAGAAACCCGTTCTCATCCCGGTAATCACCCTCGTTTACTACAACACGTTCTCTTGAACGTGCCGCCCACTCTTCCGTTGTTTCGCGAATCGTCATGTCTATACTCCTATTTGTCAAAATTTTGCGTTCTGGGCGATTTTTCTCTCTTATGATGAATTCCATTCGGAATCATATAAAATCGTTTCTGCGTTAATTCTGTGTCAATTATAGTGCCAATTTGCAATCAGTTGCCATCAAAATACTCGCGCATAATCCGATCGGTATCATCTTCGTCCGATACAGTTGACCGCTTCGTGCCATTCTCCTTGCTTTCAGCGAACCACAGATTCGGCCCAAGAAACGTTGAAGGCATCTTGATGTATTCTTTCTCTGTCCGCTTCTTCTTCATCTGTTGCGCATATACCTTCGCCCCTTCAATCATCTCTTCAGCAGAGAATCCGTCCTTTAACCGGGCATTCCACGCTTTATAAGCGGCGAGCTTTCCATCTGGACGAGGATATATTTTCCAGAACCCCTCAAACTCTTCCGAATAATCTGTTTTCGTGTAACCTTTCTTTTTTATTATTTTTTCTTTAGATATATCTATATTCTCTATATTCTCTATATCTTTATTCTTGTTCGTTACATCGGCGTTACATCCGTTACCAGTAACATTAGCATTAACGTTTCCCGTAACGTTACATTCGGTATCACCCTGTGACCCTGACTCCAATAACGCCTGTTTCTGACGCTCCCTAAATCTGCGGACTCTTTCCCTTCCCTTCTGGCGCATATCATCAAGCGTTTTCGTGTTCTGATGCTTTTCCCAATTCACAACCGCAACCGCACCGACATCTGTTCGCTCAATCATCTCCATGCGCTCGAAAGTATCAAGTGCATATCGAACCGTATTAATCGGCATACGGAAAATTGCCGCGAGCATCTCGTCCGTATATGCAATTCGATCGTTCAGCATCAACATCCCGTATACGTTGCTTTTCCCCGCAAGACATAAAACCTTGAACCAACAAACAATCAGCGCATATCCTTCTGGAAGCGATTCGATAATCTTGATCTTATCGTCATCGAAAATATCCGTAACGATCTTAATCCACTTAACCTTGTACTCGTCCGACTCCATGAAAACCTCCGCATATAAACTGGGAAAAGGGGAGTTTCCTCCCCTTACGCCGTCTTTCCAGAAACCTCACGCAGTTTCTCGAGAACATCGTTATACTGCGCTCTAGTCATAGTCGCGCTCGAAACAATTCCCATCTCCGCGAACCACTGCTTAATGGTCGTATCGCGGGCATCCCCGAGAACTTCCCCGGCAAAAGCGAACATGCTCTTGCGCTCATCCATCGAAATCTTATCATCGTTCATGAACGGAATTTCTCCGGGGTCTTCCTTCTTGGCAGACTTCTTCGCTTCCTTCTTCGCGGGAGCAACCGTTTCTTCAGTCTGCTCCACATCCGGGAGGTCTTCTCCTGCGTAAATGTACAGCCCAAGTCCGAACATAGCGAGGTTTTTAACCAAGCATCTCATAACAGCCTTGTTAATGTCGAACATAGTCGCGGCCTGTACCGTAATCTCCTTGTACTTCGTATGCACCACATACGGTTCAGCTTTCATGGCACGGTTCCCGCCATCCATAACAGGGAGCCACATCTCCTTGGTTTCCCCTCCCGCAGTAACGCGAGTCCACACCATGTATCCAGTCAACGGGTCATACACATATGGAAGTCCGTTCTCATTCCGAACTACCTCATAGCTCCAGTCCGGGTATGCCTTCGTCATCATCTGAACCGCCCAAGGCCACGAAAGGTAAGTAAGCTCGTTGCCAGAATTGTCGCGCCGCTTTTCCGTATGCTCGTTCACGTTAAGAGCAGAAAGAGTCTCAAAAACCTTCGTATCCATTCTGTTACCTCCTTATCGAATTGAAAGAATTTCAGTTTCTTCATAGGCAATGCCGGGAATTTGAATCGTTCCCCCGGTAGCCTTAATCAGTGCCATCACAGCCCTTTCATCGACCGGGCGAATCTCCGCTCCCGCAATCGAAATCGGAACCTTACTGGAATCAATCCCGGTAATCTTCCATGCCTTTCGCCGACTCATACCGCTTGCCTTCGCATCCTCAGTCTTGACGGTCACAGACTGTGCCGTTGCCTCCAGTGCCTCCGCATCAATCTGCGCCATCTCCGCCGCGAGCGCATCACCGCTCTTCTGCGCCTCGAGTGCCGCTTG